GGTGGAACTGTAACAGGGGTTTTATCTAATGATTTAGATGGAGCGCTAGCCGCGGATACTCAAGGTAACAATGGTTCAGCTACACAAATTAGATTAACATCTACAACAGGTTTTCCAACAGCTGGTACTATAGCTATAGAAAATGAATTAATAACTTATACAGGTGTGGCTGGTAATGAATTAACTGGTATAACTAGGGGTGCATTAGGAACAGCAACAACTGGAACTTCTAATGGTCAGGCTCATAGTGATGGTGAAACAGTTACTAACGCTACTAACTTTAATGGTTGGGGTTCAGCAGTAAATGCTTCAACTGTACAACTAGAACCAGGTCTTTGGTCTTTAACAAACTGGGGGGATGTATTAATTGCAACTATTGCAAATGGTAAAACTTATGCTTGGGATGCATCTGCATCTTCTAGATTAAGTATAAGAGCATCTAGAACTACTTTGTCTCCAGGATCAAGTTCAATACAAAATTCAGAATATTGGATGGCAACAGGAACTTTAGATGCTACTAATACTTTAGGTGGAGATGCAGGAGAAGAAGTAGGTAATCCTACAGCATCAAGATTAACTTTAGTATCTCCTACAACAAGACACTTAATTCATTTAGGTACAGAAACAACTATTGGTACACCTTCTACACAAGATGATATGTTTATTAGATTTTCAACAGGTGAACAATTAAATCAGTTTACTCCACTTGCTACTAACTCTGCAGGTACACAAAGATTACAAGATGGAACTAAAATTGTCGGAGCGTTGATCGCTAAAGAAAATATTTTAATATGGACTAACAACGCACTATACACAATGAAATTTGTTGGTGCACCTTTTACATTTGGTTTTGAACAAGTTGGTACTAACTGTGGATTGATTGGTAAAAACGCAGCAATTGAAATTGATGGTGTTGCTTACTGGATGTCTAACAATGGTTTCTTTGCTTTTGATGGTACAGTAAACTCACTACCTTGTAGTGTAGAAGATTATGTATTTGATGATGTAGACACAACTAAAGGTCAACAAGTTTGTGCAGGATTAAATAATTTATTTACAGAAGTTATTTGGTGGTATCCAACAGCAGGATCTGAATTTAATAATAGATCTGTTGCTTATAATTATGGTGAAGCTAAACAACCGCCATTAGGGACGTGGACTACTAATACTAATACAAATTTTAATAGAACTACTTGGATGGATACACTTATTTATCCTCAACCTTATGCTACTTCTTATAATAGTACGGGAACAGGAACTTTTCCAGAAGTAGTAGGTCAATCTGGATTAGGTAATACTACTTACTTTGCTCACGAAACAGGTACAGATCAGGTTAATCCAGATGGAAGTACAACTACATTAGAGTCTTTTATACAATCATTTAGTTTTTCATTACAACCTAATCAAAGTGAAGTGTTTTTAGCTATGCGTAGGTTTTTACCAAACTTTAAAGTATTGACAGGCAATAATCAAATAACTATATCTGTAAAAGATTTTCCTTCAGATGATGATGAACAGACTGCACTAAGTCCTTTTACTATAACTTCAACAACAACTAAGGTTGACACACGTGCCAGAGGAAGATATGCAAACTTAAAACTAGCTAATACAGGAAATGGAGAGTCTTGGAGATTTGGCACATTTCAAGTAGATTTACAACCTGATGGAAGGAGAGGATAATGACAAAAATTGTAGTAAGATTACCAGAACCTAGAAAAGAATATAGTGAAGACAACCAAAGACAAATTAATAGAGCTATCTCTTTAGTAGTAGAACAACTTAATGCTACTTACTTAACTCAACTAAAAGAAACTCAAGAAAGATTTTCTTGGTATATGGCGCAAGATAATTAAAAATGGCAAACGTATATAAAAATGCAAACTATAAATTAGCAACTACGGCTGTTACAGACATTTATACTTGTCCTAATAACTCTAGAGCTATTGTTAAAAAAATACATGCTGCAAATACAGGTGCTGGTAATGATAGTATTAAAGCTTTTATTTATGATAGTTCAGATAGTGTTACTTATCAATTTGCAGAACATACTGTAAATGTTAATAACTCTCAAGCAGTAGGAGATGGTACTTTTATATTAGAAGAAAATGATAAATTACAATTACAAGCAGCAACGTCAAACCATTTTGAAGGGACCGTAGCTATATTAGAAACAAACAGAGAGGACTTATAATGCCATTTGTAAAACAAGAATCTAAAAAAATATATGAAAAACAAATAGATGGTAGAACAATACCAGTTATTACTCCTGAAGTAATATTGACTATTACACATAAAGAAACTGGAAGAGAGTATCTTTCAGAAAAAGAAGTAGAAGATGATATTAACAGCCCACATACAAGCACTACCAAAGACCATATTAAGAGAGATGTAGAAATAAAAATAGCAGAAATGCCTCCTCTTGGTGGGTCTAGTGAAATGTAAGTTTGTTGACTAGACGTGAAAACTCTAGTAAATTGTGGTACAATCGCCTATATACAAGTCTTGCGAACTTGCTTTTCAACAATATAATATAAATAAATATGGGATTTTTTAAAAAGATAATTAGAAAAGTAACTAAACCTATCTCAAAGGTATTAGATAAAGTCGTACCTAATGAGATAAAACCTTTCTTACCTTACGCTGCAGCTTTTGCGCCTATGTTAGCACCAGGAATGTTTGCTAGTGGAGCAGGTGGATTAGGTAGTTTATTTAAATTAGGAAAATTTGGTGGAGGAGCTTTGCTTGGTGGTGGATTAAGTTCTTTAGCACAACTTGCACAAGAAGGTAATGAAGGAGACATTAATTTATTATCTGCAGGATTAGGAGCATTAAGTGGAGGTATGTCTCAAGCACCAGCAGGTATGTTTACAGATATGAAAACTCCTACAGGAAGTTATAAAAGTGCAGCAGATGCAGTAGTAAGACCGGAAGTTTCTATTTTAGATAAAGTTAAAAATGTAGGATTAGATACTTTAGAAAAAGGATCTGGTATATTAAAAGCAGGTGCAGCAGATCCATTTAGTATGGAAGGTTTAAAAGCTGCAACAATACCTTTTTCTCTTGCAACAGGTGATGCAATGGCTGCTGAATCAAATTTAGCAATGAAAGAATATGAAAGAGCGTTAGCAGAATACAATGAACAACAAGGTGCAATGGGAACTGATACAGGTAGAAGAGAAGCTATCCTTGCAGCAATGCGAGCTTACAATCATCCAGAAGAATTAATTGAAAGTACATTAGCAGAATTAGGTTTAAGAAATGGTGGTAGAGTAGGTTTAGAATTTGGTGGTATACCAGCAGCTGTACAAAAAGTTGCAGATAAACAATTAACATCAAACTTAGAAACAGCACAAGATATGCAAATGCCTATAGAAGATTTAGTACAAGAATTTATAGAACTTAAAAAAAGAAAACCAAATAACTATGATGAGTTAATGGATTTCTACAGACAAAAATATGGTACAGGAAGTAAAATATCTTCTATGACAGAAGAAATGACAGAAGAGTTTGCAGCTAATGGTGGTATAATGGGTAGACAAGGTTATATATCTGGTGGTGCTATTAAGGGTGGGTTAAAAGCTATAATGGGTATGGGTGATGAAGTTGTAGATCTTAGTAAACAAAAAGAAGTATTTAGAGATGGTCCTATTACAGCAGACTTTTTACAAACAGTAGATAAAAGTATTATAGATCCAGCTATTAGAAGTAGAGATACAATGGGTCCTGGTGGTTATGGTATGTATAATAATTTAGCTGAGATGCCAGCAGGTTTACAAGCAGCAGAACTTATTAGTAGAATTAGAAAACCAGGCGGTGGTATTGATTACGAAAAAGCAGAAATGTTTATTGGTAAAAAATTAAAAGGAAACGAGACAATTGACGAATTAATTGCTATGATAGTCAAACCTCAACGTGTACAAAAAGCAGCAGATGGTGGTATTATGGAATATAATATGGGTGGAAGTGTACTGCCAGATGGTATAGAAATGGATTATAGAGGTGGTGGATTTATTCCTATGGGGTCAAAAGAAAGAGCTGATGATGTCCCAGCAAGAGTAAGTAAAAATGAATTTGTTATGACTGCTGATGCAGTAAGAGCGGCAGGTGGTGGAAGTGTTAATAAAGGAGCAAAACGTATGTATGAATTAATGAACAAATTAGAGGCTAGAGCATAATGGCAGTAACAGAAACAAGGCAACTCGTAAACCCTACACTCGAAGGATCGCTTACAGCCTTTCTTAAAAAATTAGATCCACTTGGTGGACAGGCAATTAACACAGCAGCTTATGCTCCACAAGTTGCAGCAAGAAATACTTTACAAACTGGTGCAGAAACAGCCGCGGCTGGTTTAGGTGCATTAACTGGTACAGGCGCGGGGGCCGCTGATCAAGCTGGTTCTATTGCTTCTTACATGTCACCTTATCAACAACAAGTGATAGACGCATCACTTGCTGAGTTTGATAGAAATGCTGCAATTCAACAACAAGGTTTAAGAGATGCCGCTATATCTAGAGGTGCTTATGGTGGTGGTAGAGAAGGTGTTATACAAGCTGAAGCTATGAGAGGTAATCAGATGAATAGAGCACAGCTACAAGCACAATTATTAAATCAAGGATTTCAAGATGCAAGAGCTGCTAGAGGAGCAGATTTACAAGCACAACAAGGTTTAGGTACTTACCAACAACAATTAGGTGCAGCACAACAAGGATTTGACCAAGCTCAATTAGATGCAACACAAATTGCAAACAGAGAAAAAGAGTTTGAAGAGTTTACAAGATTAGGTTTAGTTGGACAACAACTAGCACAAATACAACCAGGAGCCTTTGCTTCGCAAACTGTAGGTTATGCACCTCCAGCAGCACCAGCTAGTCCTATGACTAACTTCTTAACAGGAGCAACAGGTGGCGCAGGTATCATGGGCAAATTAGGACTGTTCGGATAATGAGTAGAATTTTAAGACGACCAATGTTTAGAGGCGGCGGGACCGTGGATAGTTATGGAAAAGGTATTACTGCTCCATTAGTACCAGGTTATATGGGTGGTGGACAAATTGGTGGTGGTATTATTTATGGTAAACCAATGGCCGATGGCAGATTTGGATTTGAAAAACCTATAATACCTAATTTTACAATGCCTAATAGTATTCTTACTAATGTAGAAAAATCTTTAGGAGGAGGCAGTGGCATAACAACAGGATCCGAATTATTAAGAGCAGCTAATAAAAAATTAAGATCTGACGATGCTTATGGAATCCCTGCTGGAGTAGCAATGAAAGAAACTGAAACTACAACTGAAGATGATGGAGAAAAAAGTAAAACTATTGAAGAAATAATGATGGAAAACAATCAATATGGGAATCAAAATCCTTTTGAATTACCAGATAATTCAATGACTAAAGAAGAAAAATTAATAGAATCTTACACTCCTAAACCAAATAAAGACCTTATAGACATTTTAAGTAAAGAAAGCACATATCAAGATCAAGAAGGTAATATAAGATCTACAACTACAGGTGAAATAATAAAAGGTGAAGGTAGGGTATTTGAAGGTGATGAAGAAATGATAGGAGATCCAAGAGAACCTTTACCTGATACAAAACTAGTTAAAATGCCCGGAGATGGTGAACCAACTATAAAAGAAACTGAAGAATCATTAGCGATAGATCCTAAAGATGCAATAGAAGCAAATCAAAAACTATTTGCTGAACTGTTAGGTTCAGACAAAGCAAGAGGTCAAGACATTGGTGATATGTTATTAAGATTCTCTGGTTCTGGTGGAAACACTTTAGGTGAAAAATTCCAAAACTATGTTAGAGCAGAGTCAGCAGCTGGTCCAAGTAGAAGTGAAAAAATTAAACAGACTGCAGCAGGTCTAGCAATTAATGATTACGTTGCGGGTAAAAGATCAGATGAACAAATTCAAAAACTTAAAGAAGTAGAATCTTTTAGATCTAGATTATCAACAGATAAATTTATGGTAGATCCTAAAACAGATACTTGGAGAGAAGCTTTAGATAAAACTGTTTTAAAATATGGTGGTAAAGAAGGTAAGTCAGGTGATGTAGGTATTATTGGTGAAACAATTAAATTCTTTGAACCAGGTCTAACAGTATTTAGAGAAGATAGCATCAGTGATAAAAAATTCAAAAGTAAAGATTTTTTTGAAGATTTAGATATTGGTATTACTATTGTTACTCTTAAAAATGGATCTAAACAAATCATAAAAAAAACAGGTGAAAATTCTTTCGAAAATATAACTAGTAAATATCCTGTTTAAGG